TGTGTATATGCTCCAGAACTACCTGGTGCAGGTGAACTACCTGTGTTTGATGCTCCTGTTGTGTATTCTTGACTTTGACTTTCGGAAGTATAAAATCTTAAAGGATGACCAGAATTTGATGAATCAGATTGATCAAATCTATAATAATATTTATATCCAGTATCAACACCTCCTAAATTTAATATAGGTGCCTCTAATCCATTAAAATAATAACAGTTACTAGAACCTTGCCCGTAATATGGATTTAGCGTTGTTTTCGCGCCTACCGTTACAGTTATTACTTGTGGAGCTGATGCAGATCCAAAAATAACAGGAAATGGCAAACCTTCTTTTGCTGCTGGTAATGTACAAAAAACATCTTTTGTACCCGCACTAAAACTAACTAAATTATTACTATTAGAACTTGAAATAACTCTTTCTCTAGATAGAGTGTCGGGAGAAGCATCTGTTACAACGCCTACTCCTACTTCAAATTCAGTAGTGGTTCTTCCTACTATTGCGTAATAAGTTCTGTTAGTGGTACCTATACCAGCTACAAAACTTTTAAATCCACCAGTTGCACCAGCTAGGTCTAATGTACCTGTTCCGGTCGTAGTAGTGGTTTCTTTTACGCGATCGTGTAAAATTAAAGCCATGTTGCTCCTACGCTAATCTTAATATAGCGTTAGATGCGTCTGCTGTTGGGAATTGAATTGTAAACGTGCCGTTAGTGCATGTTTTATCCCCACCGAAATTCAACACAAGAACAGATTTGTTACTCTCTGAACTATTATAGATCAAAGCGCCACGAGCTGTTATTGTTGCTGAAGTCCAAGACGTATCTGCGAAATCACATACTGCAGTTGTTCCATCTGCTACTGGCGTAGAACTGGTTAGAGTGTTACCTCCTCCTGTGTAGCCTGTTCCAGAATACTCGTTAGTTGCTGTACCATCTCCGTAAGTAGCTGTAGAAGCACTTAAACTAGATGAGTTTGTGTACAATGCAATTTTAAAAGTATCGCCGGAAGATGCAGTGAAATCGTGCGTTGCTGTAAGAGCCTGTGTTTTAAAACTGGTTGTTACAGTTGATGATGATATTGCCATTTTATTGTCCTCCTGTAATTGGTTTACTATATCCAGGTAAAACTGAAGGACGTGGTACACGAATAACTCCGTTAGCCCACTCATCTCTTCTTGCTCTACCCATCTGTTGAGCAGCAATTTCTTGAAGTGTTGTTTCATAAGATTGCTGATACATTTGCAGCATTTCTGCTGGGCCTTTTAAAAACTTAAAGGCTTCGACAAGGCTACCATACAGCATTAATGCAGGTGCGTTATCTCCTAACCAAGTATTACTATTTGAAGAAGTCATTCGATCTGGTAATTTTATCAAACCAACCTCTACTTTAAAATCAGCACTTGGTGTAGGTACTACGTATATAGTATTATGATCCCATTGACAATAATACTTTGGTGTTCCGGTAGATGTTCTATCAGGATGAAATTCATCCATAAAAGTAACATCTTTTTGTTGTAAATATATTCGATCTCCTGTGCCAGAAGCAGGATAAATCATAACACTTCTTATCACAGAAAACTGTGTAGGAACAGTAGCTCCTCCACCTGGTAATGTAATAAATCCATTACCTGTAGTAAAGTTAGAAAATTGATATGATCTAAATACAGGTAAATCTAAATCCCTTAGAATTTTATTTTCTGTATGTTCAATAAAATCATTAACAATACTATCTGTTAAAACACTAGAATCTGTTTCTGTGTAATCTCTTATTTGTTGTACTAATTCAGTATATGTTGTCATGATGATAATGTGACAGGTCCAGCAGACGCTTGTCCTCCTCCTGAAATAACTGTTGTGGTTGATGCAAGTCCTACATTAAACGTATAAAAATCATCATCAACTACTGTAATAGTTTTACCTGCATCAGCATTTATCGTACTAGCTAAATGACCTGTAGCATCTCTAAATCTTACAATATCACCAGTAGTTCTACCATGACCAGGTTCAAAAACTTTTATCAAACCACTACCAGCTTCATGTGTAAAAGGATTTAATCCTAATAATCTTTCTGTTGCTGGTTCTACTCTTGCAGGTCTTGCATGTTCTAACGCTTGAGGATCTGGTGTATGTTCATGCGGCATCAATTGTGGTGCCTTTGGTTCATACTCACTTGTATGAACGCGCATGCCATTCCATTCTATTGCCATCTCTGTATATGGAAATTCTAATCCACTACGATCTGATATAAACTTTGCGTATTTTCCTTTAGCGTATGACAATTATTAACTCCAAGTATATTTGCCGCCTTTTTTAGCTGCGCCCATTCCTAAAGCAGTTCCTGACTCTTTACCTTTTGAAATAGAAATTTCTACTCCACCAAGTTCTTTTTCATTACTGTTAGGTGCTATTCCTTTTGTAGTTACAGCTCCTGCATCTACAGGTGTTGGTATAGAGATTTGACCTCTTCCATAACTTCCTCCACCTTTTGATCCTGTTCTAGGATTAGTAGTTTGTGTATTATAACGTGGGTTACCCATTAGTCCTCCTTTTTACATGTGCAGTCATTACAATCACATCTATCAATGGTGCATGATCCATCTACGATGCAATGACATGTATGACCACATATATTACATTTTGGCATATTACCTCCTATGGTATATACGCTTGCGCTGGTTTTACTCTAAACGAGACTCTTTCTCGGTTAGCATCAGCGGTTCTCTCAAATTCTTCATCGTATACCGCTTTTAATCCCGCAGATAACTGCGGTGATCTTTTTATTGAAATATAATAAGCTAATCCTGAAACTAAACAAGGAAGAAAATAAAAAGGCACATCTGCCTCATTTGTGTATGAACCAGCATCTTGTATTCTATTTAAAAAGAAATACTTAAATATGTAAGCTTTATCTGGATTAGGATACAAAAACAAAGTCATAGGATATTCTGGTCTACCACTATTACTAGATCCATTTGTTGTAACTTGTCCATTTATTAAACAAAATTGAGTTGGTCTAGCATCACCAGATGACTCTTCTTGTTTTCTAGTCAAATTCATGTATTCGGTTCTAGATATTTTAGTGATTGAAACATCTGTAGTATTTTCATCACCTTCAAAATTAGCAGTTGCACCTGCAGTAGTTGTTACTGAAGCGTCTAGAATATCTATAACATTTTGATTTACTTGATAGAAATTTGTACCAGGTGTCATTACCTGTGTAGCATAATCTATTGTCCATAAATTAAGGCCACGATTAGCCCAATCAGAAAATATTAGATTCATGGATCGTCTAGCGGTTTTTAAATCATAACCACTACGTACCTCAAGACCACATCTTTCAAATGCTTCTTCTATTATCTCTTCTATTGAGAGATTAAATGTTCTACTACCTGAGTAAGCCATTAAGACTCCTAACTATAATCTTTAATTAGTTCTAGTACTAGAGTTGCTGTATCATCGTCTGTTACCGAAGAAAAGTTAACTTTTATACTACCAGTAAATCCAGACGATCTAGGATTTTTTAATCCACCAATTGTGCTCCAATCTTGATCATCAGCAAAATTACAAGTCAATGCTAAATCATCTGCGGTTGCTTCGTAAAACAATTTTAGTGGTTTAGTTGTTGCTGAATTGTTGACTGACCACCACGCTTTATTAATTGTAAGCGCAACAGCTTGTTGACCTTTATTGTTAAGAGCGCATTTTGCTGCGTCCGTTACATCTATTTCGTAGTTTTCTGCGGTAGTGCTTGCGATGGTAAAGTTAAAACTATAAATTAGTTTTCTATCTCCATCAAATAATTTTTTTACAACTTGTGTCATGTTTAATTCCCCTTGTACAAGAGTGGGGCCATTACTCCCCACTCACGGTTATATTGTTTAGCTATAGCTTACGTTTCTATCCTGCGCAGCCATAATGTAGTCAAGTGTAGTTACTTTAGTTCCAGTAGCGTCACCAGAAACACTCATAGCCATCACTTTCATGTTAGCTGTTGGAATGTTTGTAGTAGATTGACCTACTTTGTTTCTGTTAATAAAAAACTCGACTTTGTCTAAGTTTGTTCCTTTTGTAGCAACAAGTCCCAAAGTTACATAAGTATCATTTTCCATTGTTGACTTTGTAGTATCATCAAAAGTTACTAAAGTTTGTGTTCCACCAGATTCAGTAGTTCCTTTTACAATAGCGCTACCATCAACTTTTACAAAACCAATAACGTTTTGTGATAACAAAGCGCTTTCTGGGTTTGTAGTAAAAGCTTCTGTAAAACCAACTAAGAAATCAGTTTGTGTAGCATCTGATATTTTTACTCTAGTTTCAAAATATAATTTTTTACCAGCTGATGTAGGTAATGCAAAAGATTCTTGTTTTGCTTGTATTGATGCACCATCATTATCAGTAGTAGCTGTTGAAGTTAAATTTACTTCACCGCCTGTGCCATCTGCTGCAATTGCTGCTGATGCACCTGAATCTTTTACGATAGTCCAATTGTGTGTTGCGTCTAATGCACCCTGATTAAAATCATCCATATAGGTGAATTGATCAGGCCACATTGACATTTTTAAGTTTTCAAATGCAGATGCATTTGAGAATAGTACTGGGCCTTTAAAATGTGTAGCCATGTTATACTCCTTTGCCTGTATAGGGCTTTCGTTACCTCGTCACTATACTGTACTGCCTAGCCAGCCTTGGTAACTATTTACTAGGTAGAGTGGGCGAACTAATTTCGCCCACTCTTAAAGTCTATGCTCCTGGTGAAGCGAAAATACCTCTCCAGTCAGAGAATCCAAATGAATATCTCTCTCTAGCTTTGTATCTTACATTACCAGTATCGAAGTCGCCTTCCATTGCAGTTCTGATTGGTGCTCTCACAAAATGTTTCAAGCCGTTTGGTGAATCAGTTTTAATGAAAAAAGCATCAGTATCAGTTAGGAAGTTGTTTACCACATAACCTTGTGGAACCATTCCCATGTTTCTTACTGCGTTTAAATCATTATCAGCTGTACCAACTCTTCCAGCAGATTTCATTAGTCTTTCTGCAACGAACTGAAGTTGAACAGGAATAATCATTTTTACTCCTTGTAGAGCAATTTTCATTCCTCTTTCGTCCTTCATATCAGCAATATCAATTAGCATCTGCTCAAGCGAAGTTTCGTTTAAGTCAGCTGCAGTCGATAGCTCGTTCTTTTGGTTTCCACTTAGCGTTGGGTGGTCAGTAGCACAAAGCTCCTTACCATCACCACCAGCAAAACTAGCATTGAACGCATTGTTCAATATGTTTGCTGCTTTAATTTGCTTAGTGTTAGCCATAGATCTTGCTAACGCTTTTGTGTATCTAGTGCTGATTTTGTCATAGAGGTTATCCTCTACAGCTTCTTCAGTTAGTGAGAAAGCCAAAGCAACAGTTTCGTGTGTGTACCTTGCAGTGAAAGTTTCTTGAGCGTCTTCGTATACAATACCTTGACCCTCAGGCTTTACAGCTGCATTGGCAAACCCACCAAGCATTACTTCTTCTTCAAAAGCACGATCAGAACTTTCCTCATCGAAAATTTCTGTGTGCTGGTTTTCGTATCGGTCATACTCTAACCCAAACAATGCGTTTAAGCCTGGTTCGAGTTCTTTGACCAATTGCATTCTTGAAATTACCATTGTTCAATATCTCCTTAGGTTTATACGCCTGCCCCGTTATTGTAATAAAGGTGTTCGTTGAACTTAACAATAAAGTTAGCGTTCGCAGAAGCAATATCACTATTATCGGGATCTTCTGAAATTCGGATTATTCTAAGTTGCGCAGTTGCACCAGCGGCAGAACCGAGCGTGTTTCTAGATTGTCCATCAACAGTAGAACCTGTGCCAGCTACGTGATCAGCGTTATCGCCGATAGCAGTTTGACCTAAAGTTCCATTGTCTTGAATTTCAAAAAGCATGTTTGGATCGTCATAGACAAATGCCTCAATATCACCACTAGAAGGCGTAATGCTTCCAGGATAATAATTTGAGAATGTCGGTTTTTTAGTAGTAGGATCATTATAGAAACAACCGTTGAAAACACCAACGTTAGCAACATCAGTAACAGCACTTAATTGTATTGTTCCTGCAGCTACTAGCTTTACAATATCTCCTTTAAAAATCGCAGTGCCGTAGCCATCTGCAATTTTGTACTTAGAGGTACCTTGTGTCATCGGAGCGCTTCCTAATCTACCTACTGGTCTCATACCGAATGGCGCGTTATTATTAGCCATGATTATCTCCTTACATAATTGTTATAACACACTCACCTCGAGTGTGTTAATTTTGTGTAACTATGTGTTAGAAAAACTTATTAGGTTTTCTTGCCACCAAATGTTACGCGAGAACTTCTCTCTTTCGAGATTGGCATGCTAGGATGTTGATCTTTCATGGGATCGTTTGCAATCGCATCATCTTTATCTTGCGTTTGTTTTGCAAAATAAGCTTTACGTTGTTCAACAATCTCATTAGGGATTCTTGCTAGCATTAAACCTCCTACAGCTATAACACCTTCATATCTACCTGTATCGATTGATGGCCATTCCATTTCCGGATATTCATCTGCTCTCACAAATTCCCATCCTTCTCGTAGTCTAGCTGAAACATTTTTTTGATCCATCTGTCCTACTGATTCGGCCCTTACCCATCTGTGCTTAAAGCCATTGGGTGCAGGTGGTGCGTCTAACTGAGACGGTGGAGTCCATACCTTAGGTCGCTCTCCTTTAGACCTAATTTCTGACTCGCGTGACGGTAGTTTATTTTTATTATTTGTATTCATATGCCTACTCCTTCACGTACTTCGCATATTCGCTTAGTGGCACACCTAATTTTTTAGCTATGGCAACTTGTGATGGTGTGAGTCTCACAGTACCTTTGCGCCTAGCCGATTGAGTACTCCGATTAGCGGAGGCCACAGTTTGCGTGGGCGTTAAAACTTGTTCGCCAAATTTATGAGGAAACGTGTCCCTCATTCTTTTGTCAATCTCACTATAGTACTCATCTGACTTCGTGTCAAATCCTTCTTCAACTAATTTTCTATGAATTGAAAAAGATGTGAGTGTCATAGGTTCATCGCTTCCAAACCAATCGTTCTTTTCAGCCCAGGCTTCTGCCTTAGGATCTGGTGGAGCTTCTGGTTGTGGAGCTGGTTGAGGTTGTTGTGTAGGCATTTGAGGTTGATTAGGATCAACTCCACGTGCTTCCATTTCTTTTTTTAATCTTTCACGTTGATCTAAGCTTTTCTTTGCTCTATCAGCATCCACTGCTAAACGGGCTATTTTTTGCTGTGCTTCTACTTGTGCATCTATATCACCTGTATCCATAGCATCTTTTAGCTGTTTTTTAGCTTCTGCTGTTTGTGCTTCAACACGAGATGCAAATTCATTTACATATCCTGTGTCTAACAACTGAGTCTTTTGCTTTAATTTTGTTGACTCTTGTTGTAATCCTTGAGCAAACTCAATTGCAGCTTGTTCTCTTCGTTCAGATTCTCTAAGCTTTTTGGTTAATTTATCAATCCTTGATTGAACTTTTTTGCCGTAGTCCTCCATCTCTCCTTGAGATGCACTATCTTCAACTATTACTTCTTGTTGATCTTGTGGTTGAGATTCTACTTTACTTTCTTTTGATTCTGGTAGTTCCACATCTATTGATGGTCCATCTGATGGTAAATCTACCATGACGGCTTCAGCACTTTCTTGTGACTCTACCTTTGGTTGCGCGTCTGCAGGCATCTATCCTCTCCTGTTTATTTGTATTGCAAGATATCCTCTGGGTCTTTTACCACAGCAATTATCTCGTCTTCGTTAAGTATTCTCACTTCACCACCTTCTATACCAAAACGTGATCCAGCATAACGACCGAATATAATCCAGTCTCCTTTCTTACACCATGGTCCATTTGGATATCTCGTTTCATCTTTGTAACAATCTGGTCCTATTTTAAGAACCAAACCAGTCACTGTTGTATAACTACGCTCTTCCATTGTTTGGTCAGCTAATATTACACCACCTTTAGTTTTACCTTGTCCTTTGTATGGCAACACTAACAGACGCCAACCAGTAGGGTCTGGCAAACGCTCTATAATTTTTTCGTCAGGTAAATGTTCTATATCTTTTGTAGCTTCTTGTTGAATTTTTTTAAGAAATTTATTTTCTTTTTCTTCAGCTACTTTGTTGTTTTCATCAGCTTCTACTGACAAATCTTTTTCCTCTAACGCGAATACACGTTTAGGTAATTCTTTCTCCGTCATTGTTTTCCTCATCTTTCTGCAGGTCTTGAATCTCCTGTTCCATTATTGCATAGGCCTTATATTCGCCTACGGTTTTATTGTACTCATCCCAGCTAGGTAATCCAGCTGCTATGACTTCTTTCAACTCTTCCTTGCGTACTCTAATCTTTTTGAGGATTAAATAAATCGCAGTCTCATCTCTCATTAAAATGGTCTATATACTAACAGTTCCATTTACGCAAAGATTTATTTATTCTAGAATTAGGATCTTTAGCTGTCTTTGCACTGGTTCTTCTTTTTTTCATTCCTTCCATTCTTGCACAAAACGATTTACGTCTATTTGCAGCTTTGGAACCTTTTTTTAATTTTGATGGTTTTGTTGTTACAGCAGTTTTTAATTTAGAACCAGGATTAGCTGCACGATAAGATGCAACGCCTTTTTTGTTCAATCCACCAGAAGGATTTTTTCCTGCTTTTCTTTGCCATGCTGGTGTTTTAGCCATTCTTTTTTCGCACTATACTTTTTAAAGTTTTAGCTTGACCTGCATGTAATTTAGATGCTTTCTTCAAACCTTTAATTACTTTTTTTACTTTCTTCACGTTATTTTTTTTCATGATTTTTTCTTCTTTGTAAATGTTGATACGTTTGTTGGTTTACCACCTGGGTTACCAGCAGCTCTTTTTCTAGCTACTGCAGATCTTTTTTGACCTTTACTCATGGATCTTGCTTTTGATGATGGTACACATTTAGGATAGCCTTTTCTTTTTTCACCTTTGCTTCTACCACAAGGTTTATATCCGCCTTTACCATCAGGTGCACCAATATCCACCCATTTTTCTTTAACCCATTCACGTAGACCTTTTTTAGCCATTACGTAAATAGTTTAGTTTTTTTCCTGTTACCTTCTTTTACAGCGCCACAGCCAGCAGAAATCATATTAGCGCCGCCATTGCTAAAATTAACTTTTCTTTGACTAGAAACTTGTTTTCTTCCTTGTGATATATCATTGTGATAACCTCCTGAAGCTTTTTTCTTTTTGCCACCAGGTGTAACCTTACCAGAACATACAGCACTAGCGTACATATTTGCATATGCACTAGGATATACTTTAAATTTTCTTTTTGCTGCTGCTTTACCTCTAGGACATAATTTACCCATTACTTTTTCTTTCCTCCTCTTTTATAACCCATCATACTTGGATCTTTTTTCATCATACCGCCACCCATTTTAGCAACGACTTTACCACCTTTTTTCTTGTAACCCATTTTGGCTACAACTTCAGGTTTCTTTTTCTTCAATGCAGCTAATCCTTTTTGTTTTTTTGGATCTATTTTTTTCATAGTTATTTCCCCTTTTTAAATAATGACATTGCCGCAGGTCCAGCCTTCACGCCAAAACTTACTGAGCATGCTAAATACAATAAATGTTTATAATAATCTGGTAAAGAATGCAAGGCTTCAAAGCCTTCTTTTATGTGTGGTGTCCAACTAGGCACGAAAACTGCAATTGCTGGCGCCAATAAACAAATTAAAATTAGTTCGTCTTTCCACGAACCTTTCATTTGATCCACAGCTGATGCTTCCCATTTAATTTTGCCTGCTGCTATATCTTCTTGTTTCTTTTTTTCTGCTTTAATTTTTGCAATCTTGACTTCACCATTTAATTTCTTAGTCGCTACGAAGCCTTTGACTCCATCTGCTACCACGCCTAATAATGGTTTTGCTAATAAATGCCACATATTAATCTCCTACTAAAGTTGCTAAACCGCCATCTTTTTTACGCATGGCTAGTTTTGTGTATGGGTTGCCTTTATGCACATTGACCATGTATTGAAGCATACGTAAATGTGCTGGTATATTTTCTGAATCTCCTAATTGTTTTGGACGTCGACCTAATCCTGCTCCTAGGTAAGAGCCATAATCTCCGCCCCCACCAACATTAATTCTTCCTCCACCTCCACCACCAAATTGTGGCTCTAAATAAAATTGATTTTCTATACCTGTGTGTCCTTCAGGTATACCTGTTAAATTACTGTCAAACATATCGTAAATATAACTATCCCCACCCATGTTAATAAAATCATCTCTGTCCATTTGAGGAAGATTAGGATAAACATTAGCAAAAGCATCGTCAATTGCTTGATTATGCATATCTGCTGTATAAAGTTGATTATCTTCTTGAGCTTGATCTTTCGCGTCCTCTATAGCTTTTTCAAAAATTTTTTTAAGAGTTTCTTGAACTAATGGACTTGATCCTGTACTGCCGGAATTAGCTCCAAAAAAACTACCAAATCCAGTTTGCATTTGTGACGTTGATGTAGGAGCTAGTGTAGTTATGCCTTGATTATTATTTTCATTGCTTTCGTTTTGTTGGTTAACATCTATAATTGGTTTAGGTTTTGGTGGAGAAAAACCCATTCCTGCTGGCCCATATGTAGTTCCTGTTGGTTTCTTTTTATCAGAATGTGGATTTACCATTATCTCATGCCTAGTATGTATGGTAACATTTCGTTATCCATAAACTGATAGAAGTAATCTGGTACTTGCATTGGGAAGAATTGGTCGTAATAATCTTCAGCTGCACCAGTAGATAATACTTCTGGATATTCAAAACCTGCTGGCGATGTGTAAGCTTCACGCATGACTTCACCTTCTGGTGTGCCTAATCTTGTTGGTCTGTAATCTAAATAGCTTAGATCACCTAATAATTCGTTTGCTTGTTTTGGTATCATGGCACCTAACATTGGAATTCCAGATAAACCACTGATAAGTGCTTTACCAGCTTGTGGAATCATTCTTTGTATGCCGTAAGAAATAGGAAAGTTTTCTTGATAATCTTTTGGATTTGTCATCAAGTATTGACCCATCATTTTTCTATATGGATCATCATATAATGATCTAAATATCTCTGCATTTTTAGCGCCCATAATGCCACCATCAGGACGTGCATTTGCAAGTTTTAAAGCCTGCTCTTTTAAGTTTTCTCTGAATCTTGTAAAATCTTCACGCTCCGCTGTATTGGGATTGAAGTTTTTCATGAAGTTACGTTCTTCAGCTGCACGCTCTTGACGTGCAGCTTTTTGAAGATTCATATACTTCGTTTGTCTGTCAACAAATGGTTTCATTAAGCACCCATTATTGACTGTAGAACAATAATTACGATTATGGCTACGATACCGGCTTTAATCCAGTCTTTCATACCCCAATCGCTCCACTCTTTTAAGTGTGTCCATAGGTCTTGTAATAACTTCATAGTTACCTCCTAGTGTATTGTTACAGGGACATCTAAGTTTTCCCCATACCCATTATAATAGTCGAAGGACTCTACAACAGATTGAAAGATAAAGGAAGTCTGTTCGACACCTAAAGCTTCAATATAATGTTGTCTAGTCACGGCTAATAAAGCTGCGCAAATCAACAAATTGTCGTCTGATTTGCTAGATAAAGACTTTGCAAGTTCATCAATTTCTTGCATTGCATCACTGATCGTCTTGACTTTGCTTACCTCGTCTACCATTTGCCTCCACTGTTGTTTCGTTTTTCATTGCTTCTTTTGTCAAAGCAATATTTTCTTTTAGATTGCCTAATGCATCTTTTGCAGCACTATCTTCAATACGATTAGCTGTTTCCATTAATTTAATGGTTGTGTCAGCTTCTATCTTATCGCGATCCATGTCAAGTTTTGCCGCATCCATAGTTGTTTTAGTTTGTGCATCTTGTTGGCGCATCATTGCTTCTGCTGCACGTAAATCAATTTCTTGTTGTTTTAATTTAACAAGAGGATCTTGTTGCTCACGTTTAGTTCTTTCTTCCTCATCTCTTGCAAGTTGAGTTGTTACATCAGCTTCTATTTTTGCAATTGCATTTGCTTTCTCAACAGCCATTTGTTGTGCTTGCATTTGTAATTGTTGCATGACTTGAGGATTAGCTTGATTTTGTTGCATAGCCATTTGTAATTTTTGTTCTTGTTCAGCAAATTGTTTTTGCACTTGTGTTCCTGCCATCGCAGCAATGTGCTCTGACATATGTGATTGTAACATAGAATACAATGGTGGATTAATTTGCACCATTCTTGTAAACATAAATTCAGCGTGTGCTTTCATATGTGCTTGATGGTCTTGCTGTGGAAATACTTTTAATGGTTTACTTTTCATGGCCATGGCATTTTCAATTGCAGGACTCATCGGTGCTGGTTGATTTTGATCTGGTTTTAATATTGCATCAATATTATCTACACCCATCGCTTGGTACATACGTCTGTATGCCTCACGT